GGCAACTCAACGAGTTCAATTTGGTGAATGGTTACCTGACCAACCATCTATCGCAGGACAAATGATAGATGTTAATAATGTCGTTCCACAAGCGATTGGTTATGGTGCTATTGCAAGTGCTGTAGATTTATCTAACAGTGCAGGTGAAACTTTAACATCTGTATTTGCAGGTAAGTTTAATACAACTACACAGTTATTTGCAGGTGGAGCAACCAAACTATTTCTATACGATGGTGCAACTAAAAACCTAAACAATGTATCTAAGTCAGGTAATTATTCAGGTTCAAGCATATGGCGATTTGCACAGTTTGGTAATGTGGTATTAGCAGTAAACAACACCAATAAAGTTCAAGCATGGACTGTAGGTTCATCTAGTAACTTTGCAGATGTAGATGCTAACGCACCTGTTGCTAAATTTATTACAGTGGTTCGTGACTTTGTAGTGACTGCAAACCTAGACGGAGGAACAAATCCTAATAAGGTTCAATGGTCAGATATTAATGACGAAACAACATGGGTATCAGGAACAACCTCGCAATCTGATTATCAAATCATTCCTGATGGCGGTAACATTACTGGAATCACTGGTGGCGAGTTTGGATTAATATTCTCAGAACGCTCAGTAACTAGAATGTCATATATTGGTTCACCATTGTTCTTTCAGTTCGACACCATATCAAGAGGATTAGGTTGTATCTCTACAGGTTCAGTAGCACAATACGGCAACATCTCTTACTTCTTATCAGATGATGGTTTCTATTCATGTGATGGTAATTCTGTCAGAGGAATTGGCACAGAAAAGATAGACAGATACTTCTTTAAGAACGCAGACCTAAGTCAGTTTGATTCTATCTCTAGTGCAGTAGACCCTGTAAAAAACATTGTGGCATGGAACTATCCTAACACATCAGGTGGTCGTTCACTGCTTATTTATAACTGGCAGTTAGACAAATGGTCTAAATCTGATTCTACTTCTGTAGACTATATTGCATCTCTAGCAACATCAGGTGTGACATTAGAAGGTTTAGATGTATTTGGAACAATGGATTCATTGCCTGCATCACTAGACTCAAGAGAATGGGTCGGTGGTAAGTTACTCTTTGGTGGAGTAGATGGTGAAAAGATTGTTACATTTACTGGAACAAACATGACTGCTAAATTAGTGACTGGTGACCTAGAAGTAGGATTTAACAGTTGTGCTAACTTAGTCAGACCACAAATACAAGATGGTTCATCTACAGTGAGAATTGCATCACGCAAAGAACTAGATGATATTATTACCTTTGGTTCATCTGTCACAACCTCATCTGAAGGTCGAGCAGGTGTAAGAAGTTTTGGTCGTTATCATCGTGTAGAAGTTAATCCTACTGGTAACTGGACACACGCAATAGGAGTGGATGTAGATATAGTTCCTAGAGGAATTCGATAATGTTTAGAGTCTTACCCTATCAAGGTGGAACACCTCGTGAAATATCAGAAGTCGTAAATAATGCGATGAATGGTAAAACAAACAATCACGGCACAGTGACTTTAAATACAGGTTGGGCAACGACTACGACTTTGTATGATGAAAGAATTGGTTTTGATTCTAAGATTATCATATTACCTGATAGTGCATCTGCTCAAAGTTCTGCCATACCTTATGGTGAAATAAACTCAACTACAGGACAAACAGCACCATCTACCAGTTCTACAGCAGTGGTAGAGTTTGATAACATTACACAAAATAATGGCATCTATCAGGACGGCACAAACGACTCAAGAATCTATGTCAGAGATGCAGGTGTATACAATGTCATGTATTCACTACAGTTAATTAACACAACGAATGATGGTCAATACGCAGATGTTTGGTTTCGCATCAACGGAACTGATGTGGCAGACTCTGCAAGTCGGTTTGGGTTACCTGCTCGTAAATCTTCTGGTGACCCATCTGAGTTAATTGGTGCAATGAATGTATTTCTATCACTAGATGCAGATGACTATATAGAAGTCGCAGGAGGTGTATCAGATGTCGGTGTAGAGTTATGGTATGACACAGCACAAACAACACCTTTTCCGAGACCTGCAATACCATCTGTGATACTAACTTTAAATTCTGTATCAGGTGGAAGTTTAAGTAATGTGTATGTTTCTGCTCAACAAAAAGGGCAAGCAACCATCACACACTTTGCTAACAATACAGCAGATAAGACTTATGGATATGTTATAATCGGATAGTGTATATTTTACAAGGATATATTCTATGGAAAAGAATTTATTTGTAGTTCCTACAAATCATATCCATCAATTCTGGCATTTAGCAGAACCGCTATTACAAAAAGCAATAGAAGTTAGTTCTGGTGAATTCACTATAGATCAACTAAAACAATTTGTCGCACAAGGCCAATCAGACTTACTTCTTGTGATGGACGAAAAACATAAATGTCACTGTGCATTTACAGTACAGTGGATCAACTATCCTAACGATAGAGTAGCTTATATTACTTATATCGGTGGAGTAACAAATAAAAAATGTTGGGAACAATTCTTAACATGGATTAGAAACAATGGTGGAACTAAACTACAAGGTTCTACCAAACTAGATGGTATCGTCAGATTATGGCGTATCAAATGGGGTATGCAACCTAAATATACACTAATGGAGTTAAAATTATGATATGGTTACACAAATTACTAAATATTAAAAATTTAGTAGAGATGTTTACATTTTATGGCGGTGGTGGTGGAGGCGGTGGTTCGCAAACACAAAAAACCACACAAGAGCTAGATCCTGTAGTCAAACCCTTCGTACAATATGGTCTACAAGAAGCTAAACAGTTATATCAAACTCCTGGGCCTTCATATTACCCATATCAAACATATGTATCTCCATCTACCCAAACTCAACAAGCATTACAAGCTGCACAAAATAGAGCATTAGCAGGATCTCCATTAGTACCTGCAGCACAAACTGAGTTGCAAAAAACAATACAAGGTCAGTATTTAGGAACAAATCCATATCTAACTCAGGCAATGTCAGGTGCATCAGCTGCAGCAACACAGGCTTATCAAGATGCAATACAAGGCACTAGAAGTGGTGCAGCACAGGCAGGCCGTTATGGATCTGCTGCAATGTTTAATCAGCAATCAAGAGCACAACAAAATCTTGCAAATGCACTAGCACAAGAAGCAGGAAAATTAATGTATCAAAACTACGGTGCAGAACGTGCTCGTCAACAAGCTGCAGTGCAACAAGCACCACAAATGGCAGCGGCTGATTACTTTGATATCGCCCAATTGCAACAGGTCGGTGAGACAGCAGAGGATTACCAACAACGTGCACTAGAATCAGATATTGCACGATACGAATATGGTGCTAACTTACCATATACTAAACTACAATCATTCTTGTCAGCAGCTTATGGTGCTCCTATGGGACAAGTAACACAAACACAATCATCAGGAGGTGGCAAATAATGGCTTGGTTTACTCCATTTATCATACCTGCGGTTATGAACGCACCGCAATTATTAAGAAACGGCAATGTAGGTCAATTTGCATTAAATACTGGCATAGGCGGTGGAACAGGAATGGCTTTAAATAGCATGATTCCTAGTCAAGTTGCAGGCTCTGCATTATCACAAGGCCCAGTAGCATCTAACATACCATCACACCTGATTGGCCAGCAATCTTTAGCACAAGGTATTACACCTAATGTTACAGGTGCTGCTACAAGTATAGGTGGTGCTAATTTAACAAGTCCTACAAACATTGCATCTGGATTATACACAGGTCCAAAAAGCATGATGGCACAAAATTTGGCTCAACCTACAGATGTAGTAAAACCATTACCAGAAAATACATTTCAATTTGATGCAGGTTTAGCAAATGCTGCTGATGTTCAAAAATATCCTGACTATAGCATTACTCAAGATAAACTAGGTAGATCTTTAGATTATACAGGTGGTGGTGCAGAGGTTGCTGAAAAACCTTTAACAACTAAAGTGTTTGAAAAAGTAACTGACTATGTAAAAGAAAAACCATTTGAAGCAGCTATGTTAGGCATGATGGGTGGTGGTGCTATATATGAAGGTTTAAAAGAACCACAAAGACCTCCATTACAACCTACACTAGGCCCTAAATTAGGAGGCGGACAAGCTAATGTAGGAACACCATTACAAGTAAGAAGACCAATGAGAAGAAGAGGATAATTATGGCAAACGGACTATTAAGCCCAATAAATCCATTACAAGGATTAACAGGCGTACCTGGTGTTTCTGAATTACCTGGTCAGCAATCATACATTACAGGACAAGGTATACAAGGTGGATTAACACAGCTTGTAGATGCAATATCAAAACAACAAAATCCACTTTTAGCTGCAGGTCGAACAGGTCTTGGTTTTGCTACAGGGCAACAACAAGGTATGCAAAACTTAGCTAACTTTCAAAAGTTACGTCAAGACTTGATGAAAGGTGGTTTAGATATTACACAATCACGATTAAATATTGGTGAAAAACAATTTGATTTAGGTAAAAAAGTATCTCAACAACAAAACTTATACAATTTAATAAGAAACCTTAGCCCTCAGCAACAAGCATTAGCTATGTCCAATGAAGATGAGTTTTCTAAAATGATGATTAGCAACATGGGATTAACTGGCAGTACAAAAGAATACGAATATGCTGTAGCTAATGGTTATACTGGATCATATACTGATTATGTTAAAAATGTTGAAAAATATCGTGCTACTACATTTAACATGGGTGGAGAAGGTGCTTATCAAAAAAGACTTGGTGAACAATTGGCTGAACAAGATATTGAGTTTGTTCAAACATCTAAACAGTTACCATTTAGTGTTCAAAAAATGGATGATACTTTATCATTAATTAGAAACCCTAAAACAAGAACAGGAAAATTATCAGGATTAGTAACTAACATTGATGCTATTAAACAAAATTTCCTTAATGTTGATGATTCTGTTAAAGAAGGTGTTGGCAATACTCAATTATTAGATGCTTTATTAGGATCTGAAGTGTTCCCAATGATTAAGGCACTTGGAATTGGTGCTAGAGGTCTTGATACACCAGCAGAAAGAGAGTTTTTAAGACAGGTTATGACTGGAACAATTGAGTTAAATAGAGACACATTAACAAAAATGACTATGATTAGAAGAAGACAGTTCCAGGCTATTGCAGATGAATATAATAGGCAACTAAAATCTGGTGAGCTAAGTTCATACATGAAACAAAAAAATCTAAAACCATTAGAGTTAGCTTCTGGGAAAAATAGTGCATTTATTGCAACTGGAACAGACAACGATCTAAACAGAAAATTTAGCATTTATTCTGATGGCCGTGCTTATTATCATAACCCAGATGGATCTATTTCTGATGAAGAAGTGGTTGGCTTTGATTGGCTTAAATATAATTACGATTAGGATAAATTATGACAAGATTTACCGTTGACCCTATAAATGTTGATCCAAATTTAGCTGATAGATTTACTGTTGATCCAGTTGTATCGCCTGAAGTAAAAGTTACACCTGATGAAGATTTTGATTTTTCAGCAGTTGAAATGGTTAAAAATTTTCCAGGCAGTTTAAAGCAAGAGGCTATTGATATAGGAACAGCATTATTAAGCCCTGTAGAAACTGGTAAAAGTATTGGCAACATATTAGCAGGAACATTTCAAAAAGTAACAGGTGGTGCTTTTGGTGAAGAAAAAATTAAATATGCTGATGCTATAGGCAAATACTATGCTCAAAAATACGGAAGTTTTAATAAATTCAAAAGAGAATTGCAAGACAACCCTGCTAGTGTTTTAAGTGATATGTCTATGTTTACAAGTGGGGGACTAACTGCAACAAAATTAGGTTTAAAAGCAAGCGGAGCAGGACAAAAAGTATTATCAGGTGTAGATGTTGCTAGAAAAGCATCTGCATCTCTTGATCCTTTTAATGTTGCAATTAATGTTCCATCTTTAGTTGCTGGACCTGCATCTAAATATTTAGGTATGGGTGATACAGCAGCAAATTTATATGAAAGTGCTGTTAAGCCTAGTGTAATTTTAGATGATGCTGAAAGAGCAAAAATTATCAAAACTGGATTAGAAGAAAAAATAACCTTAGATAAAACAGGTAAACAAAAATTACAAACCAGAATTGATGATTTAAATAATAGAGTAAATAACTTAATTGATATTGCATCTCAAACTCAACGAGGAATACCATCAAATATTGTTAAAAAATATATTGGTGATGTAAAAAATCAAGTTAGTGGTTTTAAATATAAATCAGGTAAAAATATTAAAGATGTAGAAAGAGTATCAAAAGAACTTGATATTTTAATAAAAGAAAAACCTACTATTAGTGTAAGAGATTTACAGGATTTTAAAACTGATTTATACAAACAATTAGATTATGATATTACAAAACAAACTGGAACAAGAGCAGGAGAATTAGCAGAAAAATCTGCTGCTAGAGCAGCAAAAGAAGGAGTATCGGAAGCTGTGCCAAGTGTTGCTGAATTAAATGAAAGACTTTCTGATTTATTGGAATCAAAACCATATTTAATTAGAGCTGCAAATAGAGTTGGCAATAGAGATATTATTGGATTAACAGATCCTGTAAAAATTGGTGCAGGTGGAACTATTGGCGGTGGTCCAGGTGCAGTAATTGCAGGTGGTGCAGGTTTGCTAGATAGACCTGGAATTAAATCTAGAATAGCTATTGATCTGTATGAAAGACAAAATCAACCATTATTATCATTACTACAAAACGATCCAACAAGACCATTAATTACGGAGTCTTTAGGATCAATAGGTGGCATCAATTATGGCGGATTATTATCTAACGAGGAAATCGAAAGATTGTATAGATGACATGGCACGAACTAACCTTACCTCCAATCAACTTATATAATGCACCAAGAAAGGACACTGATGGAAATGGATCACACAGAAGCACGACTGAACACTCATGAAGCGATATGTAAAGAAAGATATGAGTCTATCTGTGCCAGACTAACACGATTAGAAAGAATCATGATTGGTATGACAGGTGGTATTCTTTTTATTCTCATCCATATCGCATTAAAAATGGGTTAATATGGACAGACTAACTATTGTTATTGTTTGTTTTTTATTTATATGTTTAATTTGGGTTCATAATGCGTTTTCTGCGGATACTACTATCAAATATTCTGGGATGCCTGTGCCGTCTGCTATGTCTCCTAGCATTTCTGCTTTCAGTAATGATATGTGTAAATCTGGAGTTAGTGGTGGTGCTAATACAGGAGTTATATCCATATCTGGTGGTGCTACTATAACAGACGAAAACTGTGAGCGTATCAAGCTTGCAAAAGTGATGAATGACCTAGGGCTAAAAGTAGCAGCTGTTGGTATATTATGCCAAGATGAACGAGTATTTGAAGCTATGTTACAAGCAGGAAGTGCTTGTCCTATAAAAGGTGCTATCGGTGATGCTGCTGAACGAGCATGGTATGAACTTAAACCAGAAGTATTTGTGAGGTTATATGGCAAGGATTACGAGCCTCCTACTGTTACTTATCCAATGGAGTAATTTATATGCGTGGAGTTGTTACTATGATAATGGCGAAGATGGGTGGTATCTTGAAGGCAGTATGGTATGCGATGGTATCGAAGTTAGCGTGGCTATTGAGAACCATTATTGTGAATGGCACAGACCTGATGACCCTTATTGTGACCAGTATCAAGTCACTGCTTGCGTGGACAGTATCGAGTATCAAACACTATCTTGTCCCCCAAATTATAGTGGAGGAATACAACAAAGTAGAACCTATGTTTGCCAACAAGCAAGCTGGACAGATTGGGCGACTACTTCTGATAACTGTACCCCTAACCCTCCTACTTGTGTTGCTTCATTTGATTCTAGGATTGTGGCATGTCCTAGTGGTTATGAAGGACAAATTACTGAAACAAGGATAAGTTCATGCCCAAATCCATATGGCACAGAAGTATGGAGCGATTGGTCAGAATCGCAGAACACATGCACTCAAAGCACAACAGACCCAGTATCCCCAATATCGGTGACCAGTCCTACAAACCCTGTCACATCCACAGTAACAGAATCTGTAACTGTACCACAGATAGATGTACCGCAGACGACTAATCCTGCTGAACCGACTATAGAGTCAATCGTCCAAGAAGAACTCAACGAACCTGCTGATGAAGTCGAGACCAGCACTAGCAATCAAACTGATAGCACCAAAGAAGTAAAACAAGACAAACAAGAACGGAACGAAGAACAGTCTAAAGATAATGTAGACAATGTCGTTGATAATAGCAAAGAGATTGTTCATGGTTTTGGACTTGTCCTTTCACTAGAAATCTTAAATAAACCAATGGAGTTTTATCAGCCTCCTTTAGCTGATATGTTTAGTATAACACAGGAGTTTCCAATAGATGCAACTACCAGAGAATTTCAACTTGACCTTCTCAAAAGGAACGATGTCGAAGATTATTATTATTCTATTTCCGATAATACTTGGGAGCGGATACGCAGGGGTGACATTTTACAATAAGATGTTAAAGACTATAGAAGCAACTGGTAAGTTCAGAGGTATT